CTGAAGAAGCAGCGCGCTGTGCCTGGGCTGGACGGTCAGAGCTTCGTGGTGCTGGGCCAGCCCACTAGCACGATGACGAAAGCCGAGATGACAGAGCTGATCGACCTCATCCACTACACCGGCGCCACGCATGATGTGCGCTGGTCGCCGGCATCAATCGCAGGAGAAACCGAATGAACCCCATCGACATCGCCGAGCAGCTGCGCAACATGCGCCGCCGCGCGATCCTGGTCTACCGCACCACGCCAGCCGGGCCAGTCTACGGCATCCACGGCACCGCGGCCGACCTCGGCATCCTGACCGATGTGGCCGACCTGCTGGAGCACCAGCAGTCCTGCCTGCGGCAGATAGCCGGCCTGTTCGGCATCACCGGCGCCAGCCAGGCCGAGCTGGTCGCGCTGGTGCGCCGCGCGATCGCAGACCGCGACGACGCGCAAGCCGGCGAATCGGCGGCGCAGCTGGCGGCCGAGCAGCGCGCCGCGGCGCAGCCGGCCGACCGCATGTCGAGCGTGGCGAAGCGCAAGGCCGCCGACCTGGCGGCGTCCGGCTACGAGGTTGCGGGCTATGTGCTGGTGAGGGACGGTGACCGAAGCGCAGTGCTGTGGGATGCCGCCGTGCGCTGGATCACGCCTGCCGAGCGGCACCGGCTGATGCACGTCGAGGGCTCACTGATCGACCAGCCCGCCGCAGCGCGGGTGCCGCTGACGCTGACGGATGGGCAGCTTGACCGCGCCGTTGCCGCTTGGTTCGAGGGTGTCGCACCACCTGCAGATGCTGGCTACAAGTTCCGCACCCGAATGCGCGCCGCAATCGAGGCAGCCAGCCGGGAAGGCGGTGCAGCATGAGCGCAGCGATCAACAACGGCGGCCCGGCGGTGCCGGTGCCGCTGGGCCAAGAGAAGGCGCGGGAAGGCCACGGTCCTTGTTGCGACGGCATGACCCTGCGCGACTACTTCGCTGCTGCCGCCCTAAAGGGGCTGATTGGCCGGAGTTGGGACGACAGAAAGACGGCAGAGGAACTTTTCCGCATTTGGGCGGCTTCTGCTTACGCGCTGGCCGACGCAATGCTGGATGCGCGCGAGCAGAAAGGCGGTGCAGCATGAGAGCCCCCAGCTTAATCATCGCAGATAGCCTGCGAAACCATCCCGAGCAGTGGCTGACGGCAGGATTGCCGGATGGCCGATGGGTTGCCGCGCGCCCCATGTCGGCGGCATCTTTCTGGCGTCGATGCGTGCTGGCATGGGGCGTATTTACAGGCAAATACGATGCGCTGCGCTGGATCGGCCAGGAAGGCGGGTCAGTATGAGCCGACACTACTACATCGCGGCCGCACTGCACGAACTCGACATCGCCACGGCTGACCGCGAGCTGGCGTGGCGCGAACTGGGCGAGGCGCAGCGCCGCATTGCCGAGCTAGAGCAGCAGCTGAGGCTCCAGGGAAAATCATGAGTACGCCGCGCAAGAAATACAAACCACGCCCCGTCAGCCTGCACCCCGTCCAGATTGCTGCCGATGCCGCCGCATATCTGACGCTCGCCGAGATTGAGGCAAATTCATCTGGTGTCGATGCGGCAGTGTCAGCTATCAAGGCCGCAACTGCCAAGCGCGAGCACTGGCAGGCGCTGTTTGATGCGCTCAATCTGATCGAGGCATTCGGCCAGATGGGCAAAAAAATTATGCCAGTCTGGCGCGAATGGCACTTGTCCGCGCAAGACCTGTGCGTCACGATCACCGATCGTCGTCAGTATGGCGTCATGGCCTTGCACACCGACGAAATCAAGCTGCTGCAAAGCATCGCCGACACGTGGCGTGAAATCATGCAGCAGACGACGCGCGGGCAGTATCGGCAGGCCATCGATGCGGCAGAGCGCAAGATCAGGCAAGCGCTGATGCGGCGCGACGACAAGATCACACGCATTGACTGCGAGCACGGCACATTGCGCCGCGGCTAAATCAACCCAGCTAAATCATGGCATCCATCAACAAAGTCATCCTCATTGGCAACCTCGGCCGCGACCCCGAAGTGCGCTACACCCAGAGCGGCGCGGCGATCTGCAATGTCTCGATCGCGACCACGCGCAACTGGAAGGACAAGAGCACCGGAGAGCGGCAGGAGGAAACCGAGTGGCACCGCGTCGTCTTCTATGACCGCCTGGCCGAGATCGCAGGCGAGTATTTGAAGAAGGGCCGCCCGGTCTACGTCGAAGGCCGCCTGAAAACGCGCAAGTGGCAGGGCCAGGACGGCAAGGATCAGTACGCCACCGAGATCATCGCCCAGGAGATGCAGCTGCTCGGCGGCCGTGACGATGCTGACCAAGCGCCAAGCGCCGCACCGCGCCACGCTCCGGCTCCTGCGCCGCGTCCGCGTGCTGCTGCGCCGGCGCATCGCCAGGCAACCGGCTTCAACGAAATGGAGGGCGACGTCCCGTTCTGATCGATCACACTGGGGCTGCGGCCCCGGCCCATGACGACAGCGCACGCCGTGCTCTGCCGCGATGGGCCATCCCGGGTTGGACCGGGGGATGGGATCAACCCTTGACACACAAGGACGTTGCCAGAAAGAACACACCGCGTCCGCCTCGCATCGCGGCCCCCATCATCAAATCGCGAGGGCGGCAGATCATCTGCGGCGGCATTACGCGGCCGTGGCGCCCTCAAAAAAACAGCCACCGCGTGGGTGGCTGAATCTCGCAAGAGCGAGCACAGGGAGGAGACAGGCTGCAGTGTATCACACAGATGGAGGATGGCAAATGCGTGCAGGCAGCTCGGCTTGCGCCGGGTGCTGCGTGTCGTGGCACCAGACCAGGAAGCAGCAGAGCGGGTATAGCCAAAAGCGCCACATTACTGCCACCTACGCCAGATCGGCAGCGCGAACACGACAGCCCGGAGCGCCTGATCTCTGGTTGGAATTTGACAGGTCGGAAGCACTCAGCGGCCGACGTCCAACCCCATCAGATCGCTCGTCGGTTGCTGCTCGCACGTGCAGGTATCGGCCGGGGCCCCCTGGCGCCACCTGCTGTAGCCGAGCGCCATGTAGGCCAGCAGCGCCGCGGCGATCAGGCAGTCAGCCACGCCCGGCCACTCGCCGGCGAACAGCAGCCAGCGCAACGCCGAGATGCTGCCGGCGGCGGCCAGCAGCAGGAACTGGGCGCGCACGCCTGGGCGGGTCAGCCCCGTGGTGATGTTGAGCCGGTGTACTGCCAGCGCGACCACAGCAAATGACAGCCCGCCGTTGACGGCAGCCAGCAGCACGTTCGTTTGCATGTCGGTCTGCATCACGACTCCTTGGCGCCAGCGCGGCGCTCGATCATGCCCATCAGGCCATCGACCGCTCGGCGTGCCAGCGGCAGCCAGCCATCGCCGACGGCGGCGAGGCCGAACGCCACCAGCAGCAGCGACCAGTGCGCCGAGCGGGCCAGCAGCCCCAGATCGACAAGGCCCGCTTCGACGGCGACGGACAGCATCACCGATGTCGCGGTGTAGCGGCCAATCGTCAGCAGCACACGCAGCGCACCCATCGGCTGCAGGCCCGACAACGCCACCAAGGCGCCGAGGAACGCACACAATCCGATCGCCGCGTAGGGGCCGGCCACGGCGCTGACGGCTGGGCCGAACGCCGCGCCGGCGGCGGCTGTCAGCAGCGTGATCGGGTCGAGGGTGGGTGGAGATGCCATGTAATCACCAGACGACGGCGTTGATCGCCGGTTTCGTCGCCGCCGCTTTGATCGCTGCGAGCCGGTCGCGCAGCTGGACGCGGTTGAGCGCGGTGCGGGCCTGGAGCGCACGCCAGACCGCGACGATGTCGGCGCGCGCCAGCGTCACGAGCGTGTCGGTCGCATCGAGCACATCGACCGTCGCCGGCAGACCAAGATCGGCCAGCTCGCGCGCCGTCACGACGGCATCGCGCAGAGCCTGCAGACCATCGGCATCAGCACGGTAGGCGATGCCGGCCACGGCGATGTCGGCCGAGCACGCGGCGATGTAGGCCGACAGGATGCGTGCCCGCGCCCGGGTGCGCACGGTCGCGATGGTCAGCCGCCAGGCGCCTGCTGTGGCATTCCACGTCCAGTCGTCATCAGGCCGCTCAGGCACCGCAATATCAGCGGCGTCGAGCGGGATGTCGTCGGCGGCGACGTAGTAGCCGATGGATGCGCTGATGTACGGTGTCATGCCCTGCCCCATCAGACCTCGCCGAAGACCTTGTAACGCCAGCTGGCAGCGGTCAAGATGACCTCGGCGCCGCCGGTCTTGGGCACGGCGTACCAGCTGGTGTTGGTCGTCGTCAGGATCAGCGAAGTCGTGTTGAACACGAATGACGGTGGCGCCGCGAAACCGGAGAGCGTCCCCGTCCACGGCATGACGCGATCACCGACCGCGAACGTCCCGTCTGCCGCAGCGCACTCGGCCATGATTCGGGCGTACCTCGGCGCGGCGCCCAGGCCGTGCGTGAATGTCGTGGCCGTGCTCGCTGCCGGCAGCGTGGCTGTCCACGCGGACTCATAGGTGCGACGTCCAGGCTCGCTCACGAACACCCAGGCGTTGCTGCCGTTGCTCACCAGCGTCGCACCTTCGCCGGCACTGTCGAGCGACATGGTCGTGAGCGCGGCCGCCGTCAGCCCGTTGATGGTGTCGGTGCCGGCGCGGCTGATCGTGACGGGCACGGTGGCCGAGCTGACGAACTCGATCGGGAAGCCGGCGGGTACAGCCGAGGCGGCCGGCAGCGTCAGGGTGTAGGCCGTGGCGCCGCTGCAGAGCTGCAGTGTCGATGCATCGGCTGCCGTCAGCGTCGCCGCAGCCGAGCGCGCCACGATGCTGGCCCGAGCCGGCCCGACCAGCCGCACGAAAGCGCCGGTTGCCACGCTGGTGTCGTTGTCGGCGATCGCAGGAGTCGTCGCTGTCGCCGTGGCCGGCAGCGTCGATGACCACGCAGGCGCAGCACCGGCTCCAGCCACAAGGAAAAGGCCGGCAGTACCGGCGGCCAGGAATGCTGTCGTGCTGGCCGCGCTCTGATACGGCAGCGAGCCGGCTGCGCCGCCCATCAGCGAGCCGGTCGGCATCGTCATGCCGATCGACCAGCTGGCGATCGTGCCTGAGCCACCGATCTGCACCACGTTGACCGTCAGCGCACCAGTGCCGCCGGTGTACGCGGTCACGTTGCCGATCATGTAGTTCGCCGGTGTCGCGGTGTCGGCGATGTAGAGCCAGGCGCCGACTGCCCAGCTCTTGCCGGTGCTGGCCGTGAAGCTCTTGGCGCCGGGGCCGATCAATACGCTGGTGGTGCTGGTGCCGAAGTGCACCGAGGCTGTCAGGCTCGATTCCAGCGCGTTGGCCTGGGTAACGAACGTCGGCAGCGCGGCCATGAAGGCATCGGCGCGCGTGTCGAACGTGGCCGGGTCATTGCGCGTCGGCGGCGTCGGGAGTGCGGTGATGGGCATGTCAGGTCAGTCCTTCGACGGTGATGCTGCAATGGCTGAAGTTCGGGTACTGCATGTCGATCGACCAGTCTCGGTACAGGCCATAGACGATGGTCGAGTCGTAGTCGGGCGAGCCGACGTAGATGCACGGCGTGGCGCGCACGAGCGCGAGGCGCCGGGCGGTCTCGTCAATGCCGGCGGTGGGGACGGAGATCGGGAGCGTGACCTTGCGGGCGTAGCCGCGCTGGGCGATGGTCGTCACGCCGAATGCGTCCGTCGACTTGACCGAGTAGTCAACGATGCCGATGGAGGCGCCGTAGGTCGTGGCACCGACTTCGTACTGCTTGCCGACCGCAACCGTGCCCACTGAGACCGTGCCTGACCCGGTCAGCGTCACGGTGATCGATCCGTTGCTGTAGGGCGGCAGGTCATCCAATACCACCGAGCTGCGGCGCACGATGTCGCTGAAGAAGTATTCACTCCAGCTCTTGCTGGTCGACTTCGCCAGGGTCATCGTGCCGCTGTAGACGATCGTGCCGCCGACCCCGTCGCGCATGACGACAGAGAGGGTCGCGGCGTTCATCTCCAGCAGCGCCAGGCTGGTGACCAGGCCGGGCGAGAACGTCCATGACACCGACGCCAGTGCGCTGCTGATGGTGCCCGCACTGGCGTCGAACGCGGCCCATCGGTTGGTCGGGCCGACGCGCACCCAGTTGACCGTGTCGCTCTCTGGTGCTGTGGCAGTCGTCCCGGCGATCAGGCGCTCATAGATGCTGTGCGTGGCTGTTGTGGTGCGGATCACGCGCTGGCCGACCGTGTAGGCGGTCGCAGCCGACCAGGCGGCGTAGTCGGTCTCGGCGATGCTGGCACTCGTCAGCATCGCATCGGTGATAGTGATCGGGCTGATGATGATCATGCGGTCACCCTCACGGACAGGGCATCACCGGCCGGCATGGCGCGGTCGAGCAGCTGTGCTGCCCGCGCGGTGTTGCGCGCGATGGTCGCGGCCTGGATCTGCTGATCGGACTGGATGGCGCGCTGCTGGTCCTGCAGGCTCCGAACTTCGGCGCGCAGCGCCTGGATCTCGGCGATCAGCGCATCCATGCCGGCCGCCCCTGCGGTCTGCTGCGGCAGTACCTGCACGTTCACCAGCGGCGCCGCCGCAGCGGCGATGGCGGCCGGCTCGCTTGACAGGCGGCTGGTGCTGATGCCGCCCGCTAGTGACGTGACGGCCGATCCGATGCCGTCGAGCGCTTCAACCGCCTGGGCCAGCGTGCCTGTGGCGTCGCGCATGGACTGCGCCACAGCGGATAGGCCGTCGGCGTTGCTGGCCGTCCCCACAACCTTTTCAGCCGCCTGAGCCGAGCTGCCAGGGGTGGCTGCAACGACGGCATCCGCCAGCGCTGGGACAGTGCCGCCGATGGCCTGCACGGTGCTGGTCAGCGACTCGGCCAGCCAGGCCCGCGTGCGAGCCAGATCCAGCGCGCTGGTGGCCTGCGCCTCGGCGGCCGACTCGACCGCCTGGGCCAGCGAGGGAAGGTTGGCGAGCGCGCGGGGGTCGCCGGCCCGCGCCTGAGCCGTGGCAACGGCGAACCCGGCCGCGGCGCCTGCACCACCGGTCTGGGTGGTCTGCTTGCCGCGCAGCCGATCGACCTCGGCCAGCAGCGACGACGAGGCGGCCTCTGCCGCCCGGGCCACAGCCGCAGCCGCATCATCCGAGCTTTCGGCGATGGTGGTGAACGCGCCCGACAGGCTGATCAGTGCCGCGTAGGTGCTGCGCCCGGATTCGGTGGTCAGATCCTGCGCATTGACCAGGGCGCGCCACTCATCGCGCGTGGCCGGCAGGGTCAGCCCCATCTTCGCCATGGCATCGGTCAGCGTGCGCGTCGTGTCAGCGACGTGCTCGGCGCTGGTGTAGTAGGCATCGTAGTAAGCGGCGGTCTTGTCGGCGAAGGCAGCGGCGCCGCCCATCTGCTCGACCAGCTGGGTCGCGGCATCAGCGCCCGCCAGGCTGGCCGCCAGGAGCGAGTCACCGAAGTTGGTGAGCACGCCATTGACGCTGTCGAGGTTGGACGCCAGGCGCGCCAGCGTGCTGCCGCTGGTCTCGCCGCTCAGGGCCAGATCGGCCAGATCGGCACCCAGAGAGGTCGCCAGTCCATCGGCGAAGCCAGACAGCGTGCGCGTGATCGCGGCCTGCGCATCGGCTGCACTCAGACCCTGCAGGTTGACCTTGATGTCCTGGGTGTAGCCAGCGACCGACGAGGCGGATAGCCCGAGCGTCTCGGCGTACTTGGTCGTGGCATCCTGCGTGGCTTTGACCGCGGTGGTCAGCGTGGTCTGCAGGTCAGCGGACAGCGCGCCGTATTCGGTCTTGCTGCTGCGCAGCAGTCCGCCCTTGTAGTGGGTGTAGGTCCGTGCGTTCTGCAACCCCTGATCGCCACCCAGGGTCGCAACGATGCCGCTTTCGTCCTGCTTGCGGCCGAAGGTTCGGTTGACGGCACCACCGATAGCGCCACCCGCCAGCGCGCCCAGCGGGCCGCCGAGAGCCATGCCGATGGCCGCGCCAGCGTTGACAACGCCGTTGCCCGTGCCGCCACCGATCGAGTAACCGTTGCCGATGGCCTGACCGGCCAGGCGGCCACCCTGAAAACCGGCCGCAGCAGCAGCCAGCGTGCCGGCGCCCTGCCCGATGGCCTGCTTGGTCAGGCCGGCTTCCCAGAGCTGTGAGGCGCTCGTCATGCCCTGGCCGATGCTGTAGCTGCCGGACATGGTGCTGGCAAACGCGCTCTTGCCGAACGCGGCCATCGTCTCGGCCGAGCTGGAGAGCTTCGACAGCATGGACAGCTGCGACAGACTGCCCAGCCCCAGGCCGCCACCAGATGAGCCGCCACCACCCGTAGACGCTGCGGCGTTGCTGCCGCCGAACATCGCCCCCATGCCGCCAACCATCGGCGCGAACGTGGCGCGAACGACCGGCTCCAGCACCATCGTCTTGAACGCATTGACGATCGTGCTCTTGAAGGCGTCGGCGAACCCCTTGCCGCTCTCGAAGGCGCGCATCAGGGCGTCGGTCAAGCTGCCCTGGATGCGCTCGGCCGCCTTCTTCCACTCGTCGGCTGCGCTGGCTGCATTGATCTGCTCGGCCAGCTTCCTGCGGGCTTCGATCTCGCGATCGATCGCCTCGACGGCGCCGTTGTTCCCGAGCGCCACCGCCTGCGCGCGCGCATCGCGCAGCCGGTTCACGGCGACCAGCTCGACCGCGGCGGCCAGCGCGATGTTCTGGTCGCGGCTGATCTGGGCGGCTGCGGCCTCGTCGGCCAGCGCGCGCAGGCGGGCGTCGGCACTGTCAGCACTGGTGACGGCAGAGCTGCGCAGGCGCTCGGCACCCTCGGCGAACGCTTTGGACAGCGCGGCCTGCGCGTCGGCTTGTTCCTTGGCGGCCTTCGTGGCGAACGGCTGCCTGGCGATCAGCGCCTCGACGGCCAGCCGGTAGCGATCCAGCGAGGCGGCGCTCTGGTCGCTGGCTTCGTAGCCGCGACTCAGCGCCTGCAGCTGCTGGCCGAAGCTGGCCTCCAGGCCGGTGCTAGCACCCGTCAGACTCTCGATCAGCGCCTGGTAGTCGCGCAGATCCTTGCCCTGCGCCTGAGCGGTCTTGGCCGCCAGCGCAACGCGGCGCTCTTGCAGCGCGACCATCTGGGTGTCGATCTGGGAGAGCTGCGCCGTGATCGACAGCCCCTCATCACGTGATGCGGGTTGCACAGATGCCACGGCCTGGCGCTGCCGCTGCAGTGCCGCCGCCTGTGCATCGATGCGCGCCAGTTCGATGGCCTGCATCGCGGCGTCGTGCTGCTGCGCGCTGATCTCCTGGCGGGCATAGGCCTCGTCATAGAGACGCGAGGCGCCGGCCAGCTGCAGGCTGTTGTCCGCCAGGATTCGGTCTGAGCCAGCCTTGCTGATGCCAGCCAGCGCCTGCTGGTGGCTGCTGCTGGCATCCTCGATCGCGCGCTGCGTGGCCTTGGCATTGGCGGCATCAGCCGCCGCCGCCTGCTGGGCGTACTGCTGTGCCTGCTGCAGCCCCTGCAGCTTGGCCGACGTGGCGGCCAGCTCCTGAGCGAGCCGGCCCTTTGCTGGTGCACCCTTGTCGCCGTAGAGCTGCTGCGCGCGCGCCTGCAGAGCGCCGAGCTTGGCCGTGAGCGATGCGACCTGCTCCTCTGCTGTCGCCGCGCGCCCGACATCCTTGGCCGAGTCCCAGAAGGACGACCACGATTCCTTCGTCGCCTTGAGCATGCGATCGATCAGCCCAAGCGACGGCGCCATGCGCGAATCCATCGTCTGCGCCAGTTGGTCGGTCACCAGGCGGACGGCGTCCATCGTCCGCCCCTGGGACTCCAGGGAGCGGATCTGGGCGTAGATGGACGGCGTGAGGAAGTTGTAGCGGTCGTTCGCCTTGGTGGCCCAGGCCGTCACCCCAGACGTCATGCCGTCGAACTGCTTGACGACCTCAGCCGCCGACTGCCCGGTGATGCGCGCGAGCGAGGTTGCAGCCGCCGCCGTGCTCGACAGGGCCGGGCCGGACAGCCGGCCCGAGTCGACCAGGGCCGCCGTGATGTCGCGCGCCGTGCCGATGGTGACGGCACCGCTGGCCGCCAGCGAGCGCGACAGCGTGTTGATCTGCCCGGCCGTCATGCCTGCAACGCCGCCGGTCGTGGCGATCGAGCGCTGGAACGCCTGCGACTCCGATTGGCCGGCGAAGAAGGCTGCACCCAGACCCACCACAGCGCCGGCCGCCAGCGTGACCGGGTTGATGAGTGCCGACACGATCACCGGCCCGAGGGCGCGGAAGGTCGGGCCGATGCCGCCGAAGCTGTCTTTGATCTGGCCGCCTTGCTGCAGCAGGATCGTCAGCGGGTTGGCGCCCCCCTGCAGCTGGGTGACGATGTCGGTCATCTGCGCCGGCAGCGTCCGCATCGCGGCGGCTGTCTGGGCTGCGCTGACCTGCCCGGCCTGGCCCATGCCGGTCATGGCTCGTGATGCCGTACCAGCACCGGCAGCCGTCGCCTGCGCCGCCTGGCCGATCTGCCCCATCGCCGAGGATGTGCGCTGCGCATGATCTCGGGCGGCGGAAGCGAAGGCGGCCGTGTCAGCACCAGCGGCCTCAAGTGCCCGCTGGTACTGGCTGCTATCCATCAGCAGCGTGAAATTGAGCCCCTGGGACGTCATGCTCGCGCCTGTTCTGCAGCCCATTGCAGGGCCTCTGCCTCCATCGCCTGCAGAGCACCAAAGTGCTCGCGCAGGGCCTTGCGCCCGATGCCGGCGCAGTCGGCGGCCACAGGCAGCGCCGCGTAATCCAGACCAGTCAGCACCCCGGCCATCCCTGCCGTGCGCCACTGCGTGCGCATCGCCAGGAACAGCTGCAGCGGGGCCTCGTGCTCGGGCCAGTAGTCGCCCGTTGGGAGCACATCAGCCCGGTGCACCCCAGCGAAGTCGGCTGCGTCCGGATCATCAATGCCCCATGCCGCAAGCTCAGCACGGTAGGCATCAAGAGCCGAGTCCGGCTGGACCGCTGCGCCTGACATGACGCACCGGGCCAGCCCCTTCAGTTTTTTGCCCGGCTCTCCGTCAGCGCACGCAGGTAGGCGCTAAAGATCTCTCCGGCCGCCGCCGGGTAACTGTCGAGCAGCACCTGCAGGGCCTCGACGCTGTACGGCACCGCGACGCCGTCGGCAGTGCTGACCTCCGGCCAACCTGCCAGCACCTGATCGAGATACTCGGCATCCATGACCGGACGGCCGGCCTCGGCCAGCTGCTTCGGCTGATCGACCCACTCCTGCAAGGCGGCACGGCCCTTGTGGCGGCCGATCAGGGCCAGCGGCTGCGCTTCGCCGCCCGGAATGGTGATCTGGGCGGTGAACGGGAACGTCGGGGTCGGGTTGAGCTTGAACATGGTCAGACGCAGAAGATGCGCAGTTCGTCGTTGCCGGCCGACGACGGCTTGAGGGTCAGGTCGAGCTTGTCATAGATGACGTTGCCGTTCACCTGATCGCCGATCCCGGTGAAGATGCCGGTGGCCGCATAGAGGCCGACCTTCTTGCCGGCGGTCGAGCCGTGCACCAGGCCGAAAGCGCGCGAGGTGCCGGCATGCATGTCGGCCTTGAAGCCGGCGTGCGCCGTGCCGCTGAAGTCGCCGGTGATGCTCGCCGTGGGAACCCGGTTGTAGATGTTGACGCTCGACACCGCGACAAGCTCCAGGTACTGAACATCGTTGGCAACGTCGATGTCGACCGACTCGAAGTTGTAGGGCGAGCCGCCCGTGATCGCGCCGGCCGAGTAGGTCACTGCACCGACGCTGACCGATGTCGTTGCCACCGAGCCGACCGCCTCGGGCCGGATGTAGGCCGTCAGCGTCGGCACCACCGGGGCCGCTGCCGCCGTGCTGCCCACCAAGCCGGTGAAGGTGAAATCGAGCGTGGGCGCCTCTCCGACCTTGATGCTGGTCTTGAACGTCCCCATGCAGCCGACGAACTTTTCCAGCCGGTTGTTGAACCAGACGTAGATGGACAGACCCTTGAGCGCCGACGAGGCCGGCGTGTAGTCGACGCGGGTGGTGGCGGTCACGGTCTCCGAGAAGCCGCAGCCCTGCAGCAACTTGCCCCAGCCCGGCGCCGTGCCGAGCGTGCCGCTGGCCTGCAGGTCGACGCTGAAGCTGATCGTGCCGACACGGGCATAGGGGATCTGGTCCGGGCCGGAGAAAAAACCCAGCACCATGTCGCGGCTGGCGAACTTCTCTTCGATGTTGACGTTCAGATTGCTGACGCGGATCGCGACCGCGTCGGCCGTGTTGGTCGGGACCGCATCCGTGCCGAGCGTCGTCTCGATCTTGGCGGCGATGGTGGAAAGCTGGGTTGAGCCGGCCATGGGTTACTCCGTTGCCTGAGTGCTGGTGCCGGCCTGGGCCGGCGCTGCGGGGTGATCGGTCTCGACAGGCCACGCCAGGCCGGCACCGCGCGCGGTAGCCTTGTCGGCGGGCGTCAGGCTGCCATCGGCATGCCTGATCCAGGAGCCGCCTGCGGGCGGGTTCTGCTCGTTGATGGGGTTGGTCTTGTTCATGCGGATAGGCTCGTGTATGGGCTGCGCCACTGCACAGTGAACAGGATCACGGCGGCACCGATGCGCTCGTCCAGTTCGTCCTGGTCGTGAGTGATGCGCAGCTTGGGCTGCATTTCAAAGCCGTCCTGGTGCAGCGAGGTATCAGCCGTCAGACAGGCATGCACCGCCAGGACGAGAGGCCCGACAGCTTCGTCGGGCGTTTGATTGGCCCCCGAGCGCGCGATGCACTCGATTGCCAGCGTCGACTCCCAGTCTAGCGGCGCATTGATTCCGCTTAGCACCGCCGTGCTTTCGCTGACCACATGCCGGACCACCAGCGCCATCGCAACCTCGGTACTCACGGCGCGTGTGCGTTGGCGGTAGACCTTGGCCGCAGCCAGCGCCGGGGATGCTTCCAGCGCGGCCACTACAAGTCCGACAAGCTTCTGCTGGGCCAGCATCACGCGCGCTCCAGGATGAGCACGGTGATGCCCGTGCCGTCTGGCCGAACTTCTGCGACCAAAAAAGTGCCGATTCCTGAGACGACCAGCACCTTGCCAGCCGGGCTGACAGCCTGATCAGTGGGCAAGGTGTACGTCGGCTGAGAAGCAGCCGCAGCACCAAAGGCACCGAATGAAGCTTCGGCATAAGGCCGGTCAAAGATGCCTAAGACCGCCACCCCATCCAGCGTGGCTGGGGTGGCGAACTCGGCCGCGCTGAAGAACAGCAACAGATCCTGGAACATGGCTATGCCCGCTCGCCCGCCGATCAGACCGTGAGCGCGTCAACCATCGTGGCGAACGACTCGACGTTGCGCACGGCGACGTCGACGTCCTGCAGGGCCACGACGCGCACCGTGCCGGCGGTGCTGCCGGTGTACGGGTCGACCATCAGGTCAAGGCCGCCCCACATGCCGATCATCAGGTCGGCGAAGTTGCCGAAGATGATGGCCGACGCGACGCCCGAGCTAGTGCCCTTGGTCATGTTGCTCGGCACCGCGTTGGTGATACCGACCTGGTAGCCGTTGATCGGCGTATCGCCAGCGTCCCATACCGGCATGCCATTGGTGCCGCTGAACTTCTGCGTGCTCTTGAGCTTGCCGCGCACCTTGACGTTGGTCAGGTAGCCCAGCGAGCCGATGTCCGCGTTGCCAACCGCGACGTTGGTTTCGAGGTCGATCATGTTCTGCCAGCTCGGCGCGGCGCCGTTGGTGCCGCCGATCACGCTGGGCGTGATCAGGGTGAGCAGGCCCGAGGGTTGGTTGCTGGCACCGCTGCCGCTGATGGCGGCCTGCTGGATGGCCAGACCCAGCACGGTGGCCAGGTCGGTGTTGACCATCTGCTCGACGTCGATGGACGACTGCAGCAGCAGGCGGCGGCCGATGTCGGTGAATGCGCCGACCGTCTTCGGTGTCATGGTGACCTGGCCGAGCGTCTGTTGCGACTCGGTCGGGGCCGCGTTTTCAGCGACCCAGAAGGCGGTGGCGGCGCCGGTCTGCTTGGGGATGGCGATGTTGCCTTGCAGGCCCGTCAGCATGCGGGCGCCCATGCCCTGGATGACCATGGCATTGCGCAGCGCGTCGATGAACGATCCCGACAGCAGGTCGGTAGCCACGAGGTTGCCGCCAGCGGTGGGCGTGCCGACCACGAGGTCGCGCTTCTGGATGTCGTAGGGCACGAACAGGCCGCGGGCTGCCTTGCCCATCTTGGCCGAGGCGGCGTCGGAGCACTCACGCTCGAAGGCGGCGGCGCGCTGGGCGCCGGCGTCGGTCGGGTTAGCCAGTGCGTTGAGGGCGCGGACCACCGAGTAGCTGCGGGCTTCCTTGGCCGTCAGGCCGATGTCGGCGGTCGGCAGCGGCTTGGTCGACAGCGCACGCAGGGCTTCCTGCTGGAACTGCTCGACGGTGTGGCCGGCCTGGATGCTGCGCATGGCTAGCTCGGCGCCGTTGGGGATGGTGGCCGCGATCTTGGTGATCTCGGCGGCGTGGTTGCGCTCGGCAACGACTTGAACGTCGGGCATGGTGTGCTCTTTCGAGGTCTGGGTTGGGGAGGCCTTCGAGGCCGACTTGTCGGCCATGGCCTGCAGGGCAAGGGTCTCGGAACCAGCTGATTCGCTGGCCGCAGCGCCCGCAGGCTCTTCGGCGGGCTCATCGGATTCGGGATCGACCCACACGGTGGTCTGGACCACCACGCCCCGCTGCTCAGGGCTTGCCGGTGCGGCACTGCGGCCCACACCAACACTGGCATCAGCCGGCACAGAGACCAGGCTGACTTCGAATGGCTCCCAATCGGTCACGCGATAGGTATCCAGCCCATCAACGGTCTCGACCAGTTGCGCCTTGTGGATCATGTAGCCGACGCTCACGTTGCGGCGGATGCCGTCAACCACGTCGCGCCACACTTCCTCTGCACGCGCGCTCTTGCCAAAGCGCACGACGGCGCGGGCCACCCGGTCCGCACCGATCTCGACAGATTCAACGACGCCCACGACATCGCGCGTGTCGTGGTCGCACAAGAGGTTCGCGCCCGAGCGCAGCCGGCCCTGGCGCATGGCCGGGGCGGTGCAGTCGAGAATCTCGATGCCCCAGTAGCGCTCGTAGGGGGCCTCGCTGGCAAAGGCCAGGCGCGCGGTTCGGGCCGGCTCATCGATCGCCGCGCGATCGACGACGAAGCCGCGGGCCTGCTTGGTGTGCGGCTGCAGGGCAGCAGGTACGGCGGTCAGGTCACTCATGGGCTCACTGTCGCCCGTGAGGCTGATCATCCGGCAGGGGCGCGATGATCAGGTCGGCGCGGGAGCCGGTGGCGGGCGCGGCGCCTGGGTTGGCGTCGTAGGCGGTGAGCTGCACGCTGTACTCGGCGGCAAGCTTGTTGGCGGCGCTGATGGCCTTGACCACGTCCTCGAAGTCGTAGCCCATGGCGGCACTCAGGTCTTGCGGGGCCATCAGGCCGGCTTTGACCGCGAGCACCTTGGCCTCCATGTCGGCGCGCGGGTCGACCCACTCCCAGCGGCGCGGCTGCCACTCGTGGCGGGCGAACTTGGCGAGCTTGCTGACCGGCAGGGCCGAGCCGTTGGGCATGGTGATGGCGCCCTGCAGCAGGGCGACGCGCAGCCAGGCCTGGTAGACCGGCTCGAGGAAGGCGCCGATGAACCACTGCTGATCGGCCGACCAGCGGTCGCGCTCTTCGAGGGTGCCGCTGCGGATGCTGGAGAAGCTCACGCCCTCGAGGTCGTTGGCCAGGGAGTGGTAGGCCACGCGCCAGCCGGTGGCGATGCGCTGCAGGCAGGTCTTGGCGAAGGGGCCGAAGACCTCGTTCGGGTACTTGCTTTCGTGCGCCTGGAAGGTGGTTCCGGTGGGCAGGGTGTCATAGATGCCGGGCTGGCTGACGCTGATGGCGTCGGCGCCGGCGGCGCCGCCCTCGGTGACCATGGCCGGCGGCGCGGCGCCGTCGGGCGTCGTGAAGAAACCGTAGTGGTTGGCGCCGTGCTCGGCGGCCAGCAGCGCGGACAGCATGAAGCCGCCCAGGTGGTGCAGGGTCAGCATGCCGGGCGCGATCCAGGGGATGCCGCGGACCTGCTCGGCGCGCTCGACGCGGAAGCGGTGCAGCAGCTCGTCGGCCGGCACGCGCACGCGCTGGCGGCTGGTGCGGGAGCCGTCGTTGGGGTGGGCGATGAACAGGTGCACGGCCACCGGGCGCCGGTAGGCGTTGACCTCGACGCCCATGATCACGGTGTTGCCGCCGAACACGCCGTTGAACGTGGTGTCGATGCGGTCGACGTCGATCACCTGCAGCGCGAAGCCGAAGCGGTTGCCGGCGTCGGGGCCGATGACCATCCGCACCAGGAACTCGCCGTCGCTGGGCAGGCTGCCGACGAGCTGCTCGCACAGGTCGCGCAGGCTGAAGCGGCCGGTGACGTCGCAGGCGGCCGACCACTCGGACCAGGCCGTCTCGATGGCGTCATTGGCTATGCGGTCGGGCACGCCGGGGCGGTCCTCGACGCGCACCTGCAGGGTGACGCCCTGCGGGCCGACGATGTTGTTCTCGACCATGCCACGGAACTTGCGCGCATAGTCGTTGTTGTTGACCAGCTGCCGGCCGCGCGCGCGCAGGCCGTCAAGGTCGCTGCGTAGCTCCTCGTTAATGCTGGCCTGGGTGGAAAACCAGTCGGCCGTCAGGCGGTCGATGCGGGCGCCCTCGAAGCGGCGCAGCTGCGTGCGCCCGGCCGGCGCAGCGCGGCCCATCAGCGCCGAGGCGGCGGCCAACACGCGGCGCAGGAAGGGCAGGCGCTGCGGGGCTTGCGGCTGTTGGCTCATCGGCTGAACCTCACGGCGATGCGGCCACGCGGCGCGAGGCCGGCGGCGATGGCCTGGGCGGCGGCCTCGGCGGCGACGTCGGCGCGCAGCCGGTCGCGCAGCTGCAGCAGCTCAGGGATGGGGATGTGGCGCAGCTGCCGGCCGGCGATCTGGTACTCGGCCACGCCGCTGGCGGCACGGCCCTGCAGCATGGCCTCGACCGCATCGAGCGACTGGCGGGCGGTGCTGCGGGCGTCGACGGCGGCGCCAAAGGCGGGCTCGATCGTGACCTGGCCACCGCCGACGGTGTAGACCTCGCCGGCCTTGGTGGCCTGGGCGCGCCAGGTGTAGTCGCCGGCCACCCACGCCGCGGTGGTGGCGGCCGACACGGTGACGAGGTGGTCGTCGCCCGAGGCGCTGCTGCTGAAGGTGACGCGCTGCGCCGCGTTGACCAGCGTGTAGACCAATGACCAGCCCGCCGAGGCCGGGTAGTCCGGCAGCGAGCGCAGCCACTTGGCGGTGTCGCCCGCGACGATGCGGGCCGGATCGAGGGTGGGAATGGGTGCGCTCACCCTGCCGAGTAAACCCGCGGCCCCTGATCATCCGGCAGGGGCGCGATGATCAGTCGCCCCGCAGGATGCGCCGGATCTGCGGGTCGCTCAGGCCGTAGCGGCGCATGAGCAGCGGCACGCGCTCGCCGGCCTGGTGGTCGCGGCGGATCTGCTGGTTGCGGGCGCTGCGGCCCTCGCCGGCGCGGCAGGCGATGTAGGGGTTGGTGCGGCCGAACAAGCCGCGCACCTGGCGGTCGGCCGCCTCGACCACCGCGGCCTGCAGGCCGGGCGCCAGGGCGAGCACGCAGCGCAGGGTGTACTCGACCACGTCGTCGGTGTGCGGCACGGCGGCCAGCGCGGTGGCGGGATCGGTGGCGGCCTGGGCGGCGGCAGCGGTATTGGTCACCATGTGCGGCGAGGTCCTTGGTTGCGGGCGGGGCGGTTCAGGTAGATCGGGCGGGGCGGCGGGGCCGGGGCAGCGGGTTCTGGCGCGGCCGGCGGTGCGGCGGTGGGCGCGGCCGCGGGCGACTCATCAGCCGCGCTTTCAAGTTGCGGCACCGGCGCGGGCGCGGCCTCGAACAGGTCGACCGTCTGCCCGCTGACCGGCTGCACGGCGGCCTCGAGGCGCTGCCACTCGCCGTCGCGCAGGCGGTCCAGGCCGGCCCAGTGCGCGGCGGCCAGGGCGTAGACGGCGCAGTCGAGCGCCTCGTTGCGCTTGCCGGCGGGCTTGATCCACTCCATGCGGGCGTGGCCCTTGACGTAGCGGGTGGCCAGGCGCTCGGCAGTGAGCTGCTCGAAGACCTCGCCGGGTAGGTGCTTGGACAGGTGCACGAAGCCGGGGCCGGGCTCGCCCAGGCGCAGCCGGCCGTAGATTTCGGCCTTGGCGGTGTCGGTGCCGATGGGCCACAGCTTCACGCCGCGCTTGAGCTTGACGCCGCGCCAGTTGACGTCCTGGTCGGTGGGCTTGCCCAGGATCGCGCGGCCGGCCTGGCTGCTGCCCTTGACGCCCATCACGCGGGCGTGCTGGTGGTCGCGCACGTAGCCGTAGACCGCGTGGGTGTGGTGGCCGCCGGTGTCGACCATGGTGGCGACGATCGGCACCGGGCGCCCGCTGGCGTGGTGCACGGGCGCTCGACGGTAGGCGGTGAGCGCGGCCCAGGGGCTGCCAGCCTCGCTCTCGGGCAGCGCCGGGTCGCCGTGGAAGGCGGCTCGGTCGACCAGCTGCCGCTCCAGGCCACGGCCCCAGGCCCAAAGGTAGGCCTCGAGGCGGTCTCCCTGCACGTCGACGCCCAGGGTGCAGACGAACAGACCCCAGTGCACCACGCCGAGCGGGATGTCGGCAGCGCGCTTGCGCAGTGCATGCTGGTCGGCGCGGTCGCCCTGCTCCTCGAAGGTCTCGGCCAGCCGAGTATTGACGAACACGCGCAGCAGCGAGACGTCGCCGGCCCTGGCTGCGACCTGGGCGCGGTGCCACTCGGCCACGATCTCGGCCCAGCTCAGCCAACCGAGCGGGCTGTAGAGGGACGACAGCGCGAAGCCACGCACGCGGCCCGATGCGGCGGGGTTGGCGGCGACCCAGGCGCCCGCGGCGAGCATGGCGGGCTTGTGGTGTTCGAGGATCTCGCAGCCGTTGGCACGGCAGACGTAGCGCACCGACGCGGCCAGCGGCGCGCCATCGGCGTCACGGTCCCACTTGATGCCGTGGCTGGCCGCGGCGCCCCACTCCAGCGGCTGCAGTTCACCGCAGTGCGGACAAGGCACGTGGTAGCTGCAGCGGTCGCTGGCGAGGTAGGCCGCCTCGATGCGGCTGACGTCCTTGGTGGTGGGCGTGCTGGTCTTCAGGCGCTTGCGGCGCGCGAACGTGGTCTGCCGGGCCTCGGCCAGCTGGCATGGGTCGCCCTCGCCGTCGACGTCGAGCGGGTAGCCGTCGATCTCGTCCAGGAACAGGTCGCGCACGGGCATGGAGCGCAGGCCGGCCGCGCTGTTGGCGCCCGCGACGGCCATGAATCCGCCGGGGAACTCTTTGAGCAGCGTGGTGTTGGCGTCGTCGCGGCTGCGGTTTTCGCGCACCTTGCGGCGAAGGGCCGGGCTCTCTTCGATCATGGGCGACAGGCGCTGGCGGCTGTAGCGCTTAGCCATGTCGATGGTCGGCTGCACGATCATGACCGGGCCGGGGTTGGTGTCGGCCAGGTAGCCGAGCCAGTTGGAGCCGATGGTGGTCTTGGAGGTCTGCGCGCCCCACATGAGCACCACCTCCTCGACCTGGCTGTGCGCGGACAGGCAGTCCATCGGCTCGCGGGCGTAGGGCGTGCGGTGCGCGCGGTAGGGGCCGGGCTCGGCGCTGTCCTTGCCCGACAGGATGCGGTGGCGCTCGGCCCACTCGGTGACCGTCAGGCGCTGCGGCGGCGCCAGGAACTCGCGCCAGATGGACGCGAGCAGGGCGTCGGCGTCGGCGGTGAGGAGGTCGCGGGCGCCCATCAGGCGACGGGCTCCAGGCGGGGTTTCCATTCGCCGCACCAGCGCCCCTCCCAGGTGTACGGCTGCTGGAAACCTTCGGTCTCGTTGATGTCACCGGAGACGTACACAGGGGGGAACCTGCGGCATGCCGCGTTCAGCTGCTCCGGGCTGTCAGTGATCGGATCAGCGTTGTCGACATCCCAGAACCTGCAGTTCGCACACGTCGCGTTCATCGTCATTCCCTGGTGATCTGGCCGAGCACCTGGTGCAGCTCGGCCTGCAGGATGTCGTGGCATCGGCCCTGGTCGGCCTCGGCTGCCACGACGGCGGCCAGGCGGGCTGGGATCTGCAGCAGGGCCTCGCGCAGGCCGGCCACGCGCTTGGCGTGGGCGGCGCGGACGTCGGCGGTGCGGATCAGGTCGCCCTGCAGCTCGGCCAGCTGCAGCTCGGCCTTCTGCGCCTCGGCCATCTCGCGGCGGCGGCGGGCTTCCTCGTAGGTCTCCAGGCGCGGCGCGGCGAAGGGGTCGTCGGCGGCCGGCGGCGGCTCGGCGCTGCGCTGGCCGCTGCCCACACGTACCCGGGTGTTTCGCTGCCACTGGATGTCGGCCACAGCAGGGTCAACCTTGCCGTCGATCAGCGTGATGCGGCCGGCGCGGATGGCGTCGCGCACGGTCGTCGGATCGACGCCGCGGCGGCGGGCGTACTCGGCTTGGGTGATCAGGGTCACAGCCATGGGGTACCTCCACCCATACAGCATGGGGTGCCAGATGGGGTAATTGCTGGGGCACTCACTAGCGCGAGAACGGGGTCCGAATTACCCGCGCTGGCGGAGGCTGGGGAGGACCCAACCCGGGGGGAGGGACGGCCCATCAGAATCCCCCGAACGACTGCTGCGCACCGGACTGACCCATGCGCGCGAACTGCTCGCCCAGAGCGCGATCGACCTGCGCTGGCAGCCGCTCGGCCGCCACCCGCTGGGCCACGCCGTAGAAGTCGACCCGCGGCTGATACGCCGTCGAGCGCACGAAGATCAGCACCGGGGTGATGTTGCGACCCGCGAACTCGCGCTGGTAGATCCCCGGCGGCAGGCGCTGCCCCGGCCTGACCGCGAAGAAGCGACCACCCGCCCGCCGCTGCGCGCTGATCCGCCTGCGCGGATCGGTGCTCATCGTTCGGTTGTGGCCGGCCGTCAGCTCGGTGCCGACCTGGCTGATGATCTGCGCCAGCTGGCCGCGGCTGATGTTGCCGTAGGCATCCAGATGGGCGCCGGCACCAGGCACCGCCTGCCAGCCGCGCGGCATGGCCCCGGACGCCTGCAGAGCCAGCTCGAAGCGCTTGATGCGCCGTACCCCGCCATCGACCTGCGGCAGCAGGTAGCGCGTGGCCGGCGTTCCGCTGCCGGCCCGGTCATCCTTGATCCACACCTCAGCATCAAGCCGATCGGCCCGCGCAGGCCGCATGTACAGAGACCGCATCGTGTACGGGGTCGGCCGATCCAGAGAGCGATCCAGTTCCTGTGTCACGGCGGACTTGACCTCGACGGCCGTCCGGGTCAGCGCCGTCGCGATCGCCGCGCTGACACGCCGCGTGCTCATCGACTTCAGGGCCTCGGTCACCGCTTCCAGTCCATTGGCCTCGAATCTGAACTTCATCATCGTTCTCCTGCGTGGCGGCTTGAGAGCCATCACGCCGCCGTCACGCCACCGTCACTACGCCATCATCATCCAGCCATCCCGGCCGACGACCACGCCCCGGCTTCTCGACGTGCGTTCGCCCATCCGGGTGCACGTATGTTCCGGTCCGGCGCCTCTCGGCTGTCTTGAGCTCGCGCTTCGCCGGCTTGCTGTCGATGTCGTCCAGCGTGATGCCATGCGCCAACATCAGTTCGCGCACGGCTTCAAGCGCTTCGGCCTTCGCCGCCTCAGCCTCCGCTTCCAGCGCTGCGTCGACCACATCCAGCTCGGCGCGCAGTCGCGCCCGCTTTTCGTGCATCGTCTCGGCTTGGTTCATTTCCGTCCTTCAGCACTAACTTTGCAGTTATGGCGCTTTGCACTTTGCCGCCAGTTCAACTAGCCAGGCCGCCAGCTCTGGCGGCGTGCTCTCGTATTCGTGCTTTGCAATGCTCGGCCGGCACGTCGCCTTATCCCTGCCGCTCCACAGCCCAACGGTGTGCGTCGCTTCACCCAGGCGCAGCGGTATCGTGGGGACTTCGGCAAGCTCACAGCCGACTACATACAGCCGCGTCCGCTTCTGCGCTCGATGGCCCCACCAGTTCTGGTCGACAACGAGCGTGAACCCGCCGTATGCGTCGCGCTCACCTACTTGCGGTAGTTTCTGCGCATCCCACAGCGTGGTGCGGTGTGGGTGCTCCAGCACACCGCCGAACTCTCTCACCAGGGCAACGGCAAGGCGGCTGAGGTTCCGTTCGTCAGGTCGCGGCTTTGCATGGTGGCGCAGCGTCGCCCAGGCCCTGCACGGCGGGTGTGCCACGACAGGGTGCGGGCCGTCATACGTGCGAGCATCGCGCTCAATGTCGTAAACGTCAGTCCCAGGCAGTGCCTTGTAATGGCTGTCGGCTCTGGCAAACAATACTGCAACGGTCATTTTGTTTCCAGTCACGCGCCCTAACTGCCGACATGATCGCCTTTTCAAGCGGCGCCCGTTGCGAGCGCATCAGCCTGCGCATTCACACCGTCATCACAGCCGGCCGGATCTGATCCCGGCATTTCGGCCCCGGCACACGCCGGACGGACTTCACACCACCGAATCTCCCGTTTCTCGTGCCGCCCGCTACGGACGGCGGGGAGTCGAACCCCAGCGGATCAGATCTCCGCATTCGGCTGTGATGATGGTCGCCCGTATCGTGGGCGAGTCGTGATGACACCAGCACCGAGGACGCACGCTTGCCACGCTTCGTGGTGCGCCGACAGTGCCTAACCCCGTCTGCCGCGTGACCAGCTCAAGGGAGTGTTAGCCATCAGATCGGCCGGCGTCCAAGGTATAGCCTTCCCGCATGCGCTTGGTTCCTAGCGGGCGAAGCTTGCCGGCCGATCTGATGACCCCGGTCTTTCCCGAGTGTCAGCCCGGTGCGCCTGGGCAGTTTATCTATTTCTTGCAGCCATCATATCACGAATTCCGCCAATTGCGATATGACCATGCAATCATTGCGGCGTCCCTGCCGTGCTGATTTGTCGGGGCATCCCATTTCGCCCGCACCCTGAATTCGTCCCGCGTTAGCTTTCCGCCCTTGGCGCGCGGGCTGATGCGGTGATATGAGCAGCCCAGCTTTTCCAGCAGCTCTTGCCATAGCGCCGAGTCGCGTTTGACGCTGCCGGCCCCCTGGGCGCGCGCCGCCGTCTCTTTGCTGCCAGCCCGCGCGCCGCCGATGCCACCGATCATGCGCGCGTCCTCATAGACCACCATGACCGTCTCAGATGCAGCTAGCTGGCGCACCAAGTCAAACACATCATGTGCGCCCATCGCCTCACATCGGATCAGCTGGCCGTCGCGGTAGACGGCTACGCCCGTGTGCGTGCCTGGGTCGATGCCGATTACCACGGCCATCAGCCGCGCCCTCCCCGCGCACCCTCATACCGGGCCGGCTCCGGCGCTAGATCCGATGCCGGGATGTGATGCGTGCGCTGCGCCTCCCACGGCGAGCCGGCCGGATCGGTTGACAGCACTGTCACGATCTCACTCCTGCCGATCCAGCGCCGGCCAATCTCTGTCACGACCAGACCGGACTGCGTGCGCCATACGTCGCCGTTCATCGAGCGCCCCTTGTTGCCGCCATCGAAAACACCGACGACCCGATGATTGCGCGCTGATGCATGTGCTGCCCGTTGCGGATGCGGTTGATTGTTGAGACATGCACACGCATTTCAGCGGCAATCTCGGCAGATGATCGGCCCTCTGCGATCAACCCTTCCGCGAACCGCACAGCCTCCGGCGTCAGCGCCTGGGATAGCGTGTTTTTGCGGTTGATCGCAGAGCGCAGCGGATCGCCACGCCAAATCCCTTGCTCGCCGTGCCACATTCCCATTTGCGCCCGTGACCCAGCGATACGATGCGCCGGGTTGATGCATCCAGGCGTGTCGCATTTCCGCCATATGACAAAATCGACCGGCAGCCCGCGTTTGTTTGACATCAGCCACGTAACACGTGCAGCCGACAAAACGCCGCCCTGCTCAAATCCGATGATGACGTTTTTTGGCACATGGACGCGCGGGTTTTCGCCATCGGCCGAACTCATGCCCCAGATCCAGCAGCTGGTCAGGTCGTCAACCTTGCAGCGATCTTTGACGTCGTCCAGCGTGTAGACGCCCGGCCCGGTGCGCGGCGCGCCGGGGTTGTAGACGTGGCGGCGGCTCATGCTTGCACCTCGTTTTCCAGGGCCTCGCGCCATAGCCGGCGCTGCACCGGGTTCAGGGCGTCCCCGCCCATTTCCCGGCCGCGCAGGCGCCATGCCCACGACCGGCCGGGGTTGCGCTCTTGGCTCAACTCGCGCTGCGTCGGGTTGCGCCAGTCCGTCGCCGGCCGCCTTGACAGCGGCACCGCTGCGTCACTGCTCGTCGCCATGCTCGCCTCCATGCTTGCGCATCGCTGCATCAACCGCCGCCTGAGCCGCAGCCTTGAGGTCGATCGTGCGCCGCTTGTGATGCCAATCGGCCCCGTCGAACTCCCCCGGCCGCGCACCGACGATCTGGGCGCGGATCGCCTCCAGGCGCTGCCGGACATGCTCCGGGCATCCGCGCTGCTGTGACAGCTCTAGCAGACCCGCTACGGGGCCGCGCGGCGCCGGCAGGTAGACAGCTGGCAGCTTGCCAGCCTCGACCGCGATGCGCAGTGCATCGTCCTGCTGCGCCTGATCGTGGCCCAGGCTGGCCGACCAGCGCACCGGCTCGCGCTTGGCACGGGCCTCTGCGATGAGTCGGGCGTAGGCCTCGCGGAACGCCATGCGTGCCCCCACCTCGTCGCCGACCTGCATCACCGGCTGCGCAATCCCCCACGCCTGCGCAGCCTCTGCCGTCCAAACGACCGTGCTGCGCTCGTCAGCGGCGCGCAGCGCCAGCGCCCAGGCCTCCTCGGCACCAGGTCGGCCGTCCGCGTGGGCGGCGGCTTCGATCTGGGCCAGGATGTCGGCGGGCAGCGGGGCGAACCGGCCGCGCGTCGTGTCGCTGGCGTGGGCATCGAACGCGGCGCGGATCGCATCCAGCGGATGCCGAGCCATGATCCGAGTCCACATCTCGCACTGCTGCGCCGTGGGCGCCTTGCCGTAGAGCTGCTGCACCTCGGTCAGCATCGCCACGAACTCATCAACTTCGGTTGCCTTCATAGATCACCCTTCAATCACGTCGTCTTCAAACCTGATGCCAAGGCGCTGCTTGACCTGAGCGGCAATCGCCCGCGTGCGGCTGTCGTGCTCTTCGCGGGTCTGCGGCAGCGACTGCAGCCGGGCGGCGGCCTGCTGGCGCTGATGCAGCCACTCGGCCTTGAAGCCCTGCCATCCGTTCGCACAGCATGCCTCCAGTGCGGCCTGTAGCGTCAGCCCGGCCTTCTGCGCCTCGCGCTTGATGCCTTCGACGGCTGTCGCCGTCACGGCTGCCTTCTTGACCTTCCTCAGCGCCAACCAGTCAGCCCAGACCTGAGGCGAGACATCATCAGGAGCCGCAGGCGACGCGGCGCGCTTGCGCGCATGGTTCTCTTCCAGATTCAATTCCTGGTTAGAAATAGTTCCTGGTTTGTAGCCAGATTCTGGCCCCTCCCCCCGGCCAGAATCTGACCGCGCCCCAGCCAGATTCTGGCCGCCGTCAGCCAGTTTTTGACCTGGGGATGGAAGCATCAGACGGTACTGGTTCGGCAGGTCGACGCCCTCGTTCTGGCGCCGGATGATTTCGATGAAGTAATCCTCGGCCAGCGCCTGAAGGTGGTTCTTAAGCGTCGACACGCCCATGCAGCACTCTTCGGCCAGCACGCGATGCGATGGGTTGCACTGGCCGGTATGCCCGTTGGTGTGGTTCGCCAGCATGAGCAGCACCAGCTTCTGCCCGGCGTTTCTGCATGGCCGCTCGACGGCCCAGGTCATCGCTTGGAAGCTCATGCCGCACCGCCTTTCGCCGCGCGCCACAACTCGGACACCCACTCGACACCCTTAGCCGTGAACCGGGCCGAGCTGAATGCGTGTCCGTTGTCCGCGCTGCCGGTCTTGACGACGAAACGGCCTGCATCGATGTGCTGCGAGTACGGCACCCAGGCGCCGCCGAGCTTGTAGAGGATCTCTGAGGCCGACAGGAATGCTCGGAATGCCGGTTCCTTGGCACCGAGCAGCTTGCAGACTTCACGGAACCCCATCGTCCCTGTTGCATCGACGTAGCGCGCCACGAACTCGACCTTCGGCGCAGCCAGCGCCAGCGCGGCGGCCTGCTGCTCGATCTGCTCGGCCTGCTCGGCGGCAAGGCGAAGGGCGGCGGCGTAGGTCTGAGGGATTGCTGGCGCCGCGGCGCGCTCCAGCTGCTGCCAGCGGTCGACCAGCCGGCCGGTGAACTCGGGCGACAGGCGAGCCATCACGACATAGCTATCGCGCTCGTTCAGCACGCACTCGATGTAGGTCTGGCCGTTTTGAGGGTGGGTGTAGGGGGTATCCTGAATCTCAGGACACACCCCGGATGCTCGCATGTCGCGGCACACCTGCATCACGTTGTCGTGCCGCTTGCCGGAAATCTCGGCCAGCTCGCGGCTATTCATGGTGCGCTCGGCACCGGTCTTGATGATGTCTTGCATGTGCCTTCCAGCACCTCCCCTGATGGAGCACTGGGCCAGAGCGGGGGAAGAGTCCGCCTTTTCGGGAGCTACCCTAGGCCGTGCTGCGGCGTTGCGCCGCGTTGTCATTGTGCCTCAGTTTGTCGTCGCGCGCTCGCGCTTGAGCGCCTTGACCAGACCGGCCAGCGATACGCCGGCCTCGCGCGCGGCTTTGCGCTGAGACATGCCGCCGGCGACGAGCGCCAGCGCGTGGGACATGGCCGGGGTTGGGCCTCTGTGTGCATTGATCATGTGATTCTCATCGATTGTTGTTGCACCGGCGCGCGGTGCAGGGAGGGCGGGTCAGGCGGCCTGGAGGATCGCGGTGATGATGTCGGCCGCCACCGGCGGGCAAACCGCATTGCCCAGCAGGTGGACTGCGGCCTTGTGCTGGGCTGGCAGGCGGTAGTCGGCCGGGAATCCCATGGCGGCGCGGCACTCGTCGGCGGACAGCATCCGCATCTGGTCGCCGTCGATCACGGCCCAGCGGTCGCGGGTCGTGATGGTGCCGAGCGGCCGGTCAAGGCTGCGGCCAGTCTCGCCTGAGCCGCTGCCGTAGTACGGTGCGACGAATCGGCCGCCGTGGCGGCGCCGGCCCGACTCGATCCGCGCCAGGGTGGCCGCGCTGCGGCCTGGCTTGTCGATCTGGCTCCACTTGCCGGCGGCGAAGTCGATCACGGCGGCGGCCGGCGTGTGCGGCCGATTGGGCAGCTGCAGCTCGATCGGATGCTTCGAGCGGGTGCAGGCTATGAACAGGCGGCGGCGGTGCTGCGGCACGCCATGGCTGGCCGCGTCGATCACCATCGGCTGCAGCGCGTAGCCGAGCGCATGCATGGCGGAGCACCACGCGGAGTACAGCAGCCATTCCGTGAACTCGGCCACGTTCTCGACCAGCACCACGCCGGGTCGGTGGACTTCGGCGCACGTGACGACAGCCCATGCGGTCGCGCGCAGCGCGTCGTGATGCGGCTTGTCCGAGCCGCGGGCGCGGCTGTGGCCCTGGCAGGCCGGTGAGGCCAGCAGGAGGTCATGCGACGGGGCGTCGCGGAAGTCGGCCTGCTGCAGATCCTGGCAGGCGTGGGCGGTCTCGGGGTGGTTGGCCGAGTGCCACTCGACGGCGACCGGCCAGTGGTTGGCTGCCCACGCGACATGCACGCCAGCAAGGCGCGCGCCAGTGCTGAAGCCACCGGCACCAGCGAAGAGGTCGACTGCAATCATCAAGGTCTCCAGATCCAGGCCGGCTGGCCCACTCGGCTGCACCGGCGCGCGGTGCAGGTTGAGTGGGTCAGGCGAACTGCTCGACGTAGAAGGCCGTACCGTTCGCGAAGCCGGAGCAGCGTGCCAGCAGCTCGTCGGTGTCGGCGGCGCGGATCTCGAACTCAACCAGCTCGTCGCCGCCGCCGTTGGCGTCGTAGCCGCGCAGGTAGGCGTCGGCAACCGCCTGAATTTCGACGCTCGTCGTCCAAACGGACTCGGTGCCGTCTGTGACGCGCACTGCCGAGTCATCGCGCTCGGTGCTGGTGAAGGTGATCGTGGTCATGGTGCTCTCCGGTGGTGTTGGCTGATCGGTGCAGCGGCTCGCGCCGCACTGAGCAGCCAGCCCGCGAGGGCTGGGGTGTGGTCAGCCGGAGATGCGCGCCAGCAGGGCGGCGGCATCCCTGCCGAACTCAGGCATGGCGGAGCTGCTGGATGCCATCAGGCCGGCTGCGGTGCGGGCCTTCTGCACGAAGGCCAGCAGCTCGCTGTAGGTCGGCAGGCCGGCGTTGTTGGTGTGCGCGTCTGTGTTGGCGATGGCTTCGGTCTTGGCGGTGTTCATGGTGGTGGTGTGTTTCAGCCGCGGGGGGTCGGGTACTTGGCGAGGTAGGCCGTCACCATGTCGCGCGCTGTGCCGGCTGCATCCTCCAGCCACGCATCGGCGCGCCAATCGTCGTTGCGGCCGAGGGCAGCCAGCGCTGCGCCTGCGATGCTGCGCGCCAGGCGGCGGCGCGCAGTGAAGAAGTCGGCCGGCATGCTCTCGCTCCAGTTGCGCTCGTTGATCTTGTAGGTGAACTTCCATTGGCGGCCGAAGCGCCACAGCGGGGAATGCTGGTCGGCGGCAATCTTCAGTGCCTTGGTGATGCTGATGTTGCTCATGGTGTCTCTCCTGTTGCGGGTCTTGCCTCGTGCTCAACCCATGACTGCAGTGTATCACTGAGGTGATACATGTCAACAGGTAGAGCGCAAAAAAGCCCGCGCGCTGCGGGCTTGGTTGATGCGTCTCGGCGTCAGACGGACGGCGTGAAGTAGTGGCACGCGCAGCCCTCCACCCAGGGATGGATCAGCACACGCACACCAGGCAGCAGCCCATCGGGCAAATCCAGATCCGCTAGGTAGCGCTGATGCAGCGCGCACTGCGCGCGACGCAGGCACGGCCGCGATGTCGGGGCGTCTTGGCTCGGCAGGCCGGCGCGGCAATGCTGAGCCTTGGGGCCGGTCTGCGCGCTCGGGCGCTGCTGGCAGCTGCTGAAATTTCGGTTGCTCATGTTGCGCCCCCCCTCCCGGCTGGTGTCCTCGCGACAGCTGGCGCACGGCTCTGCGCCGCTGGGTGCATCGGCGTGGATGCAGTCGTTGCAGGGTCTGGTGCTCATACCGCACCGCCTTCCTTGGTGCGCAGCAGGCCGCCAATCTGGGTGATCTGGGCGTGCGCGTAGCCCGTGTCACGCTGGCCGGCGCCGTAGTAGTCAAGCACCGGCAGCACGCGACGCAGCTGCTGTTCGAGCACGGCCACTCGGGTTTGCAGCTGGTCACGCTCGGCGATCAGCTCGGCCATGCGCTGCACATGCCCGCCGCTGGACGGCTTGGTGCAGCTGTCGCACGTCGCCGGCATGCCGCAGCACACCGGCTCCAGGCCGCGCGACTCACACAGCTCGGCGCGGATCTGCTGCGCCTGCTCGACCTCGGCGCGGTGCGCGAGGCTGTTGATGATGTCGGTCATTTCGGGTCTCCTTCGGCGAGCAGCCAGCCGGCGCGTTTCGGCGCGAGTTTGATTTTGCCCGCCTTGCGCAGCGCCTGCAGTCGGCGCTCGACCGCGCGGAAACTCTCATCCGGGGTCAGCGCCTTGGCTTCCGTGAGGACGGCACGCTTGGCAGAGAGCGCGCTGAACGAGATCGGGTTCGTGGGCGAAAGCGCGGCCAGTATCGCCGCGTCTAGGCGGTTGTAATCGGTCATTTCGTCTTCCCTTCTGCCGGCTGCAGACCGGCGCAATCGTCACAGCACCAATGCAGCTTGCCCCAGCAGCGGATTTTCCGGCCGGTGCTTTGCGGCCGGTGCTTGCCGCACTTGAAACAGCTCATCGTTGCGCCGGCGCCGGTTAGCGGCGATGTGCCGCGAAAGGTCTGGATGCCGGTCGGAGCGTGCCCGGGAACGCTTGTGCCCGCGTGTCGCAGCGGGTTGTTCATGTCGTCACCCTCGGTTTGCTGCACTTGTCGATGACCAGCGTTGCCGGCCGGGTCAGGTTGAGAAGCGCGTGAGTTCCGAGGAACCCGACGAGCAGGCCAAGCACTACGATGATGCGTGTCATGGCATCGGCTCCCACTGGCTGTAGCCCATCGTCCGCCGGCACGTCGCGCACGGCTCATGTGTTGCATGCACGGAAATGTGCTCGCACGTATTGCAGCCGCGCTTGACGTCCGGTGCCGGTGGCTCGGTGCCGTCAAAATGCAGCGGGTTCGGCTGCTGGCAGGTGCTCGACTGGTGGCCTGATCGGCCGCATCGGATGCACTGCTTCATGGCGTCTTCCTTCTTGCGATGTGCGGCCAGATGCGCTCAAGCGTGTCCAGCCTCGGGTTGGGGTTGTCGCTGTACCGCAGCCGGCGCACCGTATCAAACGGCACTCCTGACTTGTCGGCCAGCCATCGCATTTCGCCAGCCGTCATGCCAGCCATCTTTGCGCGCAGATCCGCTGCGCTCGGCGGTTTTGTCGTCATGCCTTGACTGTATCGCATGTGACACTGATGCGCAAGCTCGGTTAGTGCATCATGTGACACGATCGGCTGTTGACATGCCGTGCATGATGTGACACAGTATCGACACGGCAGCAAGCCGGGATGCACAGATGGAGAGATGATGACGATCGACCTACGGCCCGAAAGGGCAACAACGCCGGCCATTCCGGCCGGCTGGAGCCACTTCAAGGCGTTCGGCTATGTGGTGGCCTACAACGACCTCGGAGACGAGGACGGATACGAATGGGCCGTCTACGTGCGCGGCCAGGACATCAGCGACCTGATCGAGTCCTGCGGCTACGCCGAGCGCCTGCCGCAGTGGCTCGATGAGTTGGTGCTGGCCGACATCGAGCGGAAGCGCGCCGCCGAGTCGGACGACGCCGCCGAGTTCGGCGACCTCGGCGGCATGCCGATCCCGACGTACTTCGATGCAATCGACGCAAAAGGCTGACATGCGCGCCACTGAAATGCATCGCATGGCCGGCGCCGAGTCGACCATCCGCGCCGAGCTGGAAGCCGCGCGCATCAAGGCCAGGCAGCAGCTCTCGCCGGTCGGCCTGGATCATCAGGGCCGCCGCCGCACGCGACCGGCGCCGCTGTGGGCTGAGACTGAGATCGAGCCTGAGCGCAGCGCGGCCGAGGTCTATCACTCTGCAGATGTGCAGCGCGCCGCGCGCTGGCTGCGCATCCGCGCCGCACTGGCCGAGGCAGCCTGGTGGCTGGCCGTCCCGGTCGCCACCGCCTGCGCCTACGCCCTGGCCCGGAACTAACCCCGTGCCATCCATGACAACCGGCACGCGCATCGGGTCATGGGATGGTGCCGGAGCATCCCCGGCGAGTGAAACGGCTCTGCACCGTGACAAATGCGCCTGCAGCGACTGGCCCACGAGACGGGCCGCAATTGACAGTACAGGAGCAGAGATGATCAAGACGGGCAAGACGGCCGCACAGCGGCTGCAACGAGCGGCGCGGCTGCGGTCGCACGCGCTGGCGCTGCGCGAGTTCGCGCGGATGTTTGGCGAATACGGCCCGGCGCCGTTCTGAGGTGGATATGAGTCTCGACAAGATCGCCCCGGCATTCATCGCCGCAAAAAAGGCCTTCGGGCCGGTGCTCAAAGCCAAGACAAATCCGGCTTTCAAGAGCAAGTACGCGAATCTTGAGGCATGCCTTGATGCGGTTGACGACGCATGCCTGGCGGCCGGGATCGCGCTGTATCAAGAGACTTTCGAGGACTCGACAGGCGTCACGGTCGAAACCGTGTTTTTGCACGAATCCGGCCAATCTCTGCGCTGCGGCAAGCTGCACGTCCCGGCCAGCAAGCAAGACCCGCAGGGGTACGGCTCGGCATTGACGTATGCGCGGCGCTACTCGCTGCTTGCCGCGTGCGGCATCGCCGCCGAGGATGACGACGGCAATGCGGCATCAGCACCGCAAGCGCCTGCAAAGCGTGCCGATACCAGCCCCAAGGCCATCGCGCAGCGCATCAGCGCAGGCATCAAGTCCGGTGACGCGGCGGGAGCGGCCGGGTTTCTGGCCTCGCATCAGGATCTTGACGCCATCTGGTCGCTGCTGGCAAAAACGGATCAGGATGCGCTGCAAGCGGCGTGGCCGACTGGAGGCGATCAATGACGACGCTCGCACTACTCGCGGCAGAGCACCGCGCCGCAGCTCAGACGCTGGCAGAGCTTGGCTTGGACGATCAGACGATGGCCGACACGCTCGAGGGCATGTTGGGAGATCTTGAGCACAAGGCGCTGTCGGTCGCGCACGTGGCCCGCTCGCTCGATGCTGATGCAGCAGCGGTAGAGCGGTGGGCGAAGGATGCGGCCGAAAGGGCCAAGGCGATCCGCGCCCAGGCAGACCGGCTGCGCGACTACCTGGAGCGCTCGCTCGATATGGCCGGGATCGAGAAGGTAGAAGGGCCGGGCGTGCGGATCAGCTGGCGCAAGACAAGCTCCGTGCAGATCGAGGACACGACGCAGATCCCTGACGATCTGATGCGCGTCAAGCCTGCGCCGGCGCCTGAGCCGGACAAGGCCGCGATTCGCGATGCGATCAAGTCAGGCCGTGAAGTGCCGGGCGCGCGTATCGTCACCAGCCGTGCTCTGCAAATCCGATGAACAACCGCCTGACCGCCCGCGAGCGCGAGCACCTCGCCCGGATCAAGGCCATGCCGTGCTCTGTGTGCGGCACTGATGGGCCGAGCGAAGCGCATCACATCCGGCAGCATGTGCAGGCGCTCTGCATCCCGCTGTGCGCCTCGTGCCACCGCGACCCGCACAACGGGCTGCACGGCGGCCGGGCGATGTGGCGAGTGATGCGCATGGACGAGCTGGACGCGCTGGCAAAGACCATCGAGGCACTGGTATGACCCGTCAGACGTTCGCCCTGTACAAC